TGCTTCTGGGCTGTCTAATGGAATACCTAAATCATTTAATTCTATAGCAAAAGATGATAATTTTGGTTTTAACATTTTTTGCAATTCAATATCTAAACCTTGTGATGTAAGTAAATTATTTATTGTTGCTTGTGATTTTTTAAAATCAAATTGCTTTTGTTTAAATTTACTAGCATCTTCATATTTTTGTGCTTCATTAGATCGTGCCATACCTCTTGCTAATGCTTGTCCCATTCCAACAGGCATTGTTGAGTATCCACTAGACTCTAATAAACCTTGTGCCATTCCTTTACCTTGAGGAGAAAGAATATAGTTTAAAAGATTATTAGAATGATTTGGTGGAGTCTTTGATTTATTTTTTACTGGCTGACTAAATCTTTCATTAGGATTAAAAGAAGTAGGAGGTCTACTGGTTTTTTGTGCTGATTTACTAAATCTTTCGTTAGGATTAAAAGAAGTAGATAATAAAGGAGAACTCTTATTAGTTAGCGTACTAAAATTTCTTTTTTGTTGAGGTTGTCCGTTATACATACCTCTAACCATACCTGTTCCACCTTGTCTTGAATCTTCTGCCCTTATTCCATAACCTACAGATCCTTTTCTTGCAAGAAAGGGTGTTCTACCACCATAAAAATTAGTTGCCATTAAAAGAATCCTCCAAGTAAACCACCACCGATTGCACCATACATCGGATTACCACCTTGCATACCAGACATCATATCTGCTCCTGCCATTGCTCCTCCTAATATACCTGCACCTTGATTTCTAAACACAGGTTGTGTTGTAGAAGTATTTTGTGCATATGGAGAACCGACAGAGGCAAGATATTCTCTAAGCTTATAATATGGTTTTTGTTGTTCAAAATCAAATCGAGCTGTAGCATCTTGTATTTGAGCCATATCCATAGCCTCTCTAGTTTGACCTACTCCTCCTAAAGCTTGTATGTCTGCATAATCAGCTTGTGCTAATTGTGGTGCTATTTGAGCCGCACCTAACATATTTTGTCTTTCTTGTTGGTATTGAGAACCATAGACTTGATTTGCTAAATTTCCTAGTTCACTTGCTAATACTTCTTGATTTGCTCCAGAGCCTAATCTTCCTGCTTTAGAAAATTGTGATTGAACACCACTTGTTACATCTCCTGCCATTTGATCGTATAATGCTTGGGAATAAGGGTTAGTTGTTGGAGAAAGATATTGACCAGATAATATATTGTTAATTTCATTTTGTGATGATCCAAGTAAAGGATTACCTTGAGTTGCTCTTTGTGTTGCTAAATTTAAAGCAGCACTTGTTTCTGGAGCAAAATTTGCGTAAGTTTGGTTCGGATAGTAATTAGGTACTGATGATTGAAATAAATTTTGTGCTTGTCCAAATGCTTCTGTTAAATATGGTTCAACAAATTTACTAGGCTCAGAACTTGTTGTACTGGTTACGCTACTGGGGTTACTACCTTTACTCATTATAATTCCTTGTTATATAAATATATTTTTTGTTCATATCCTTTTAATTTCCTTGCCCACCCTTTTCGTCCTGCAACCTCTATTGCTTGGCATTTATTAAGTTTTGCAAATTTTTCTATTTCTTGTTGAATTGGTTCTAACCAATTATCCATGTTACTACCTCCTGCTAGGAAATAACGACAAATCTTTTTTTGTGGATACTGTGCAACCTCTGTTACAACAGCACTTTCCACTTTTTTATTCCAACTAATAAATAGTTGAAAGTTATTATTAATTAATCCTTTTAAGATGTCATCTGCTGTATAACAGTCATCTAAAGCCTTTTTAATAAGAGGCTCAACTTGATTCCATACAATATGTATGTCTTTTATTGGTACTTTAAATATCATCCAATAATTACATATCCAAAATTTTGATCTGTATTTGCTGAACTAGCATGAGTTAGTGTTGCTGATTTATCTGTTCTAGCTGATACATATAAAGTATTATATGCAGTCAATCCATTTGCAGTAATCGGCATAAATAAAATAACAGAATTTACAGAAATCCTTTCATCAGTTAAGGTTGATGTAGTTTGACTTGCTCGTAAGGTGGTTGTTCCTGTTGAGTTTAATTTTCCATTTAAAGTATTGTTTACAGTATTTGAAATTAATCGCAAATGCTGTGCTTGGTTAGGCATTGACACAGGTACATTAAGAAATTGGTTTGTTGCCATTATCTTTTACCTGTTGGTTTTGCTGTTACATCAACTCCAGACATGGTTAAAAAATTGCCTGTCGTTTTAACTCGTAGCCTATGATATCTGCTTGATGATCTCATTGGACAATCTCCATTGCTTTGAATAGAAACTGGACTACCTACTGCAATACTTTCAATTTGTGTATTTCTTGTAATAGGAGTTACTGTTACTGTAACCGATGATGATGTTTTTGCATCAACTATAGGTCGAACATTAGTAATTGCACTCCTAGAGTTTTTTGCTCCTTGAAATTCTGTTGTATCTATTGTTGCAGGTAAACTTCCTCCAAGAAACTTACCAAACTTTTTTTCTGAATTAAATCCTGCTAAACCATACACTCCAGATGAATAATAATAACTATCTAAAGTTTTGGGCAAAGCATCTAAATCGCCAAGTACATCTAATTTTTCTAAAGTATCAAAGGCTTCTTGTGATCCACTAGATATAAACTGTATACTTAAACCAGACCCAGTTGCCCATTTATCTACTGAATAATTATAAATTAATAATTTGTTATTTATATCGTTAGTTCCATCTGCACCTGATCCTCGATAAGACCAAACTGCAACACTATTATTAGGATCAATAGCACTAGAAACACCATCTAAATCAGATGATAAATCATTATAGAAATAATCATCCACTCTTCCATTTCCTATTGGAACTAAAGTATCTCCCCCAGATAGTTTATAAAAACCATCTTGAGCTAGGAAGAATATATCCGAGCCAAAAGACACAACTGATTTTGGAATAAAAGCACCTATATTGTCTGCTACTTTTGAGAACTGAAATATTAATGGAGTTCCAACATAATCCATTCGGTAGATTGCTCGTTCCATAAAAATAACTGCGTAGCTTTCGCCACCAACAATAGCCATTACTGAGCCATGAGATCCAACTATATCTTGATAACCAGATTGTGTATCTCCACTTGGAGTCCAATCCGAACTATCATTAATTGCTGACCATTTTATTCTTTGGTTATAAATTATAGATTTTTCTAATTTATGTGTTTCTGATCCTGCTGTTGCTGTTAAAACAATAACAACTGTTGTAACTGCATTTAAATTTGTTGTTGCTAATTTAATAGAGTTAGCATCAATTTTTACTACATAATAAGTAGCCTTATCAACCAAATTAGTTAACGCTGTATTACCATTTTTATCATAAACAACTGTATCTCCAGTTAAATATCCATGACTACTAATTGTTATAGCATTAGAACTTATAGCATTAGAATTAAAATCTTTTTTAGCTTCATATTCTGTTACAAATCCACTAAATACAAAGTCTCTTACTACTCCTAAATATTTTGCTGTAAAAGTAACAAGGTTTGAAAAAAGAGTATCAGTTTTTTCATTAATTTTTTGTATTGGATCAGTACCATTAGAGCAAATTATATTATCGCCAAATTGTGTAAAGCTCCAGAAATCTCTTGATCCTTCTGTAGTTTTAGAAAAATAACCACCAGACTTTGATATATCGGAAAAAGCTAAACCAGACATTCTATAAAGTTTACCTTGATCTCCTGCGTAATTTATTGTTCCATCGTCTCCAATACTAGAGAATAATCCTGTAGCATTATTTGTTAATGCGTTTGAACTTAATGCTGTAAAGCTAGGAAACGATTTATAACCAACTGCTAAAGGAATAACATTATCAACTTGTATTGATCCTTTATTCTCATAGCTTGGTAAATCTGCTTGTAGTTGTCCAAATTGTATATCTGGCATTACACCACCATACTAGCTGACATAACAAGAGGAGCAGATGAAGTTCTACCTCTCTGTGCTGATTCATTAGCTGTTGAAACTCCCTCTTTGTATAAAGATGCCCAAACTTTTAATCTTTCATCGTTCATTAAGAAAGGTTCGCTTTCAGCTAAACAAGAATATAAATATAAATCTGGAAAATTAGTTAAAACAAGATTATCTGCATTTGTAGAAGATAATGCTGTTGGTCTTTTAAAAAATCCTAATTCTAAAACTTTTGCACCATCTGGTTGCATACCTAAATAAATTTTACTTCCAATAATAGTATATTTAGTTGGGCTACCAGATCCCTCTCCTGCGTTATATACTCTCATAAAATCTGGAGGTGCTATATAGTTTAAAAATGTATAAGGACTTGTTTGTAAAGCTGCATATCGCATCTCAAGATAACCTGTTGGCAAATCGTATGCTTGAGTTCCAGAAACAGTTGTAATTGAAGTATCTATTGTTTCCATTTCTCGTAAGCGTAAATCTCTTGCCATACGAGATTCTGCTAAATCAATAAAAGTATCTAAATATGAAGTTAGATCCGTTCTATTTAAATAAGAAGCTATCTCGTTTTTGAGAGTTGTATATGAAGTTAAAGCCATTATATTGTTCCATTATAAGTTTTAAAAAATCTATTATCTGGATCGTTCAACCATTTTCTAAAGCGAACTTTGTCTTTGATACCACCAGCTTGATTCATAATTCCTTTTTTTGCCAGTTGTTGAACGACAATTAAAGGAATAGAAGCAACTTTTGTCATTCCTGCATGAGTTCCAAGTTCTCCATGAATTTTTAGTGCATCATTACCCATATTAGAATCTTTTCTATTCATATCTAATAAAGGCTCAATATCTTGCACATCTTCAAAATGATATTTATCCTCACTTGAATCAATGTGCATTTTTGTTTTGATTACTGATGCACTATTTTTTTCATCTATCCAAAGTTTTTTTGTCATACCATCTCAGTTATGTATAAACTTCCACTAGTAGAGGCTTCTCTAATTGCAGAAATTTTATCACCACCACTTACTTTTACATAAATAACTTCATTTACTGGTAAGAATGATGATCCTGCAACTGTTGCTACAGGCACACTTCCTACTGCGAAATGGCAACCTGCTGTCTTTGCACAAATCATTAAATAACTTGTATCTGCACTAAAAGCAGTTCCACAAACTACATGAGTAGCAACAAAATCAATTTTTTGAACTGTTGATGGTCTTCCATAATATATACCTGCATTAGCCATAATTACCCTATTCTTCTGATTACAAAAGTTACTTCACATTCACAAGCTGTTGAAGATGCACCATTAGTAATCATTTCTATTGCTTGACCTTCTGCAATATAGTTGGCTGCTGAAGGAGTTGCTGAATCAACATCACCTGCTGCAGAGCCAGAATAAGCTACTGTAATACCACCATTTGTTACTGCTGTTCCTGCAATTTCAAAAGATAAACCTGCATTAACAGATGTTATTGCATTTTTAATTGAAGTGTAAATTTTTATTATTTGTCCACCATCTGGAGCTGTTACAAAGTAACTTCCAGCAGTTGATATTGTTGTCATTTTTCCTGTTAAAAAATAATCGTTTAATGTTCTCATTTGTTTTTCCTATTGTTCCGAGTTTTATCTCTTCAATAAATAGTGGCAGAGCAAGGCTACTGTGTGATTTCTCTTGATGCCACTATAAAAGTAAAAGGGGAAACTATTTCCCCTGTATAAAATTTAATTAAGTAGTTACTGCAAAGATACCAAAGTTTGCATTTGGTGATCTTGCTGCTAAAGTGTATTCAGTCAAAATCATTCTTTTGTCAGAATCACCTGTTTTAGCAAGTTCTTTAGTTTGGAATGGTCTTAAATAAGAAAGTTCCCATTTATCCATTTCCAAAATATCTACTCTGTTAGCTTCTTGGAATCTATCTGGAACGAATGTTACATCGCCAAAATCAGATACATACACATCTACAGCACCGATAACTCTTTTATCAGCAATGTTGTTTGTGTTAGTTGCAATTCCATTAAAACCACTTGCAGTTTGCTTGTGAGATGCAGTCATTAATACTACATCAGGATTGCCACCAAGTTCAAAACATTTTTTTAAACCTGCTTTTAATAAAGATTCTGTAAAGGCTCTTGTTGCTCCTGTTACATTTTTCTTTACTGTTCCGTCACCAAGTGGTGCTGCTACTGCTCCTGCTGCGTTTGCAAAAGTAGTTGCTGCTCCTACTGTATAATTTACAGCATTGGTTGCAGTTCCTGCGATAACTCCTCCATACCATGAAGAAACAGATCCTAAAGCTCTTGCAGCTCCTGCTGTTCCTGCTGATTTAAAGTTATCTAATCCAACAAGAGTATGTTCCATATCTCTTTTAATTTCTTTTCCTGCTTTAGCCATTTGGTAAGCAAGTTCGTCTCCTCGTCCAGCATTTGTAACAGCTTGGTCAGTTCCAGATACGCCAATAACTTTTGTAGATATTTGAGTATAATTTCCTAATCTAGTTGTTGCAACTGTTGCAACATTAGCTGCATCATCGCCTTCAAGTTGTGCATTAGCTGCTGCTGCTGCAAGTCCGTCTGTTTGCCACTCATAATTTGTTTGAGAAGCAGATCCTTTACCTGCGTTAGACATAAAAGGTGTTTCTGTGGGTGCTATATTATAAATAACATCTGCTAGATCTTCTTTTATACCAACACGAGTATAGGTAGTTGTGGTATTAGCTGGTAAAGCCATACTAGTCTCCTATTCGTTAAAGTACATCTCCTTCAGCACACTCTGTGCATCTCGGACATGACCTGATTGTTTGAGTCGTGTCATTCTCTTGTCAATATTTTGTTTATTTTCAGAATCTTCTGAAACATTAGCAGCATTAGATCGAACAATTCTAGGAGGATTACTTACTTTCTTTCCAGAAAGTTTTGTTTTCTTTAATTGGTCATACTTGTACGCTTCTGACAGCATTAAAACTGCTCTGTGATCGACCATCATCGCAAGTTCCTGTTCCGTATAACCATTTTCTTTAGCATAGTTTGTTATTTTTTTAATAAACTCTGCTCCCTTTTCCTTGTTCTTATAGATTGGTAATTTTTCTTCTAGAAGTTTTCTTTCATTAGCAATATAATCTCCGTAGATTTTATCTTGTTCTGATCTTCTTTCTTCTTGAATTTGTTGTTGCTCAAATTGTGCTTTTTGCAACTTATCTTTACGCATATCTGATTCTGCTTTTTTGCGAACATATTCAGCAGGATCATCTTGGTAAAGAGTATCCCAATCAATAGTTTCTTCTCTGCTTAATTGTTTAGAAATTTCATCCAAATGTTGTGCATATTGATTCCGAGAATTTTTAACTGCTTCCAACTCTGACTTTAAGTTACCTTGCATTGATTCTACATCTTTGCGTTGATTACTTAAATCCATTGTTTTTTTGGTATAGTCTGATTCTCTAGAGTAACCTTTCGTTAATTCATCAAGAGTAACTTCATGCTTGTTACCATTTACAGTAACTTCATAAAGTATCTTTTCATTATTAGAAATAGCTTCTTCGTTATCTACTATGTCGTTGACATCTATATCGTCTGCCGTAAGTTCCATGTTGTCTTCTACAAGATCATCTTCCTTACTTTCTGATACTTCTGTTACAGGTTCTTCGTTCCTCGCAGTTTCCGTGTTTAAAAGGGTAGCGAAAGCCTGTGCTGTTTCATCCGTTTTATAGGTTGGTTGTGAAACAGCAGATTCCTCATTGGGGGTGTCTGCCATTATAACTCCTTATTTGTTAATCTGTTTAGATGCTAGTTTGCCTGTTTCCATTACAGATTTTATTTCGACAAGAAGGACATTTAACATTTTTTTCATCATGTAAATTTTCTCTCTTCCTTCTGTGTCTCTTACAGGCGAATTAATCCATTCTAGGTCTAACTCGCTTGAAACTTTTTGTATTGCCTCTGCAAATATTTCATCTTCTAAGATTGCTTTGGCTCTATGTCCTCTTTGTTGTTCTTTATCTAATTCCATTACCTGCCTTTATAAAATCCACCAAGAGATTTAGAAAAACCACTACCTGTACTTGCAGTTGATTTTTTCTGTCCAGTTGTAGAATCTCTGTTGGATAAATTTCTGGCTATATTTTTTGCTATGGCTGCTTCATAAGCTGATTCATCTCTTTTGCCATTATCTTGCATCATGTAATTACTATCATCTGATGTTTGTGTTCCTTGTCCTTGATTAATTGGAGCAGTTCCTTGACCTACACTTCCAAGTAAATCGCCCATTGTAGCACCTTGATTACTACCTTTAACAATTTCATCTTGAACTCTATCTAAATAATTTTGATTGTTAAATTTAGTAAATTGGTTTCCATCTTGATAACCAAAAGCAAAAGGATTTTTATTTTTATAAAAATCAGATTGTGTCTGTCCTAGTATCGTTGAAGTAGAATCATTGTATCTTTTTTGCCTTCTAGCTTTTCCACCAAAAAGACCATCTAACAATCCTATTACATTAAAACCGTAACCTTTATCTTCATATTCAAAAATTTCATTACCATCTTTATCGAATCCAGCAGAATATTTATCTAATTCTCTATTTGCTCCAAAAGGTACTGATGTATCTTTTTTCATTTCATCATACATTTTTTCGCTTTTAGTTCTTGTATCAACACTTAATGTATCTTCATCATCTCCAGTATATAAAGATTGACCAAAGGTTTCTATGGGTTGGCATATACCATCAACTAACATAAATCCTTCTTGACATGGATCAATAATTTCTTCTTCTGGAACAGAAAAATCTATTTGAGGATTTGGATATAAAGCTGAAGGATCTAATGTCCCTGCGTTTTCTTGTTCTGTTCGTATATCAAACATAGGATTACGATACATTCCTGCAGGTTTTTCTTCTGCGTTCATATGATTATTAATTATATCTTGAGCTGTTTTGCTTTGCATAAAAGGATCAAAAGCCATTATCTTAGTCCTTGTTCAATTATTTTAGAAGCTAATTTTTCTTTTTCCATATCTGTTACTGATTTATCTTTCATTATTTGTGTTGCTAGTTTTTGCTCATCTAAATTAAATTTTTGCATTTTTAAAACATTGTCTGATTCTAATTTTCTATTTTTAAAATCAATATCAGCCATTCCTTTTTGTTTTTGTATTTCAATTTGTTGTGCTGCTAATTGAATAGCTGGATCTTGTTTTTCTTGTTGTGGAGGTTGTGGGGGAACAGTAGAGGGGTCTATAAAAAACTGACTTGCATCTTTATATCCTGCATTTTCTAAGTATTTTGATAAGGTATTGTAGATATTCTGCGAAGTTACTAATGTTCCCATCCCACCAGACTGCATAAGTTTCTCTTGTACACTTAATACTTGTTGTAAAACTTGCAGTCGTTGGTCTTGATTACCTGTGCCAAGTCCTACTTGTACACTAGCATCATATTTTGTTGTCCAATCACGAGGATTCATTGGTACAAAGTTACCTCGTAATCGTATAATTCTTTCTTGATCTTGATATTCACAAACAATAGTTAAGATATTAATAAATATATGTTTAACTCCTTCAGCAAAATTTCTTGCAATTAATTCTATTCGTTGTGTAGAACTATTCATCATTTGATTAACTGATGTTGCTGTTGTATGTGATTTATTAATTGTGTCTGGATTTAATCCCATTAATTGTTTTGGTACACCAGATCGTTGTTCTTTTAATTCTTCTATTTTTCCTAACATTGCCAAACCATCATTTAAAAAGTTTGGTGTTTGCAAAGGAGTAACAGCGTTAGGTGATTTAACTCTAATAATACCACCTGCACGAGAAGTTAATAGATCATCAAGATTAGCTTGACCATCTACAACTATTGTTCTTGCGTTATTTTGAAAATACATATTGTCTAATGTATTTCTTAGAATAGTTGTTTTTACTAACTGTAAATCAGCCAATAAATCATAAAAGGATAAACCAAAAAATCTAAATGGCATAGGAATTGCACACACCATAGCAAAAGGAATAATAGGTATTTCTTCGTTTTCTAGGATAGTATAATTGTTATATCCACTACCTCCTACTGTAATTTTTCTAAGCTCAGCAATGCCATCTCCATCCATATCAACTTTCATGTAGCACTCTGTAATTTGTACTACTCGAAGAGAAGGATCTATTGATGTTAAATTTATATCTGATGCACCATCATCATAACTTCTTCTGGTAACAGATTCGGTATTAAAAACTTGATCTTCTGCTGTAGGCAATCCTTCAACTTCTTTTTTGTTGAAACCCATATCAATTAATTCTGATACAGTTTTTGATACCCTTTGAGCAATAAAATCACAATCTTTTAAAGTTGTAGCTCTTTTAGAAACTAAAATTTCTTCTGGAGGAACAGGATCAATTTGGATACGAGAATAATCTTCTACTCTTTTGACTTCTACATCATAAATAAGTTGAGTTTCTCCCATTATATCTTCTTCTTTGCTATCAACTCCAATAATTTCTACTTCATCATCTATTAATAATGATTGATATTCAGATTCAGTTAAATTTTTATACGATTCTTTTTTTTGTCCTATTGATTTTTTCCAATAGATTTTACAAAAACCATTCTTTTGAAGAAGGGCTGTTTTAAACATGGAATGAAGAATATTAAATCCTTCGTTATCTTTAGTAAAAATATAATTACAATAATCAGAAATTTGTTCTGCGTAAGCAACATCTTCTGGTTTGGTTGCTTCAAAATTAACAATTTTATCTTGTTGAGTAAACATACGCATTAGACTTGGAAGAATTGCTTCTACTACCTCTAATAAATCTTGGCTTACTACACTTGATCTACCTTCAACTTCATTTCCAAGAGGTTCTCCTAGATAATACTTTAGTGCATCTTTGCGTTGTGTTGCAAGTTCACTTGAATAAAATCCTAAAGCTCCGTCTACCTCCTGCGAGATTAAAGATAATAATTTTGATTTTGATAATTTTGCCATTAAATAATTCCTATTTTTGGATACTCTATATTTGTACCCCATTCACTTGATTGATTTTTTCCTACTGCGAAATAACGAAAAGCATCAGCACTATGCGATGTCCAGTCATGTACAGGTTTGGTTTTTAAATCTCCTTTATCATTAGAATCCCAACGATATTGCCTTAATGCGTCTAGTCCATCTTTTGTTTTTTCATGGTCAAACCAACATCTTGATAAGATCATTCTAACGGCATTAATTCCATCTTGAACACTAAGCTTGGGAACAATAGAGGTTCTTAATCCTAAACTTTGTGCTGTCTCTACTCGTGATACTCCTGTTCCTAGTTCTCGAACATTTGCATCGTGAGGTAAATAATGTGTGTCGTAAACATACTTTTTATCTTGTAGTAATGAAGCATAAAATTCTAAACTCTCACCACTATTCTCCAAGTAATCAATAATATGAAAAGCTGATCCTTTTTGTTGTACGAACCATATAGCTGTTTTATCTGCCATTCCTAGATCCCAGAAAGTATTCACTTTAATTGATTCATCATAAGGAACTTTTGTTACCCTATTATCATCATCAGCTTTGTTTAATCCTCGTGCATATATTGAACCAATAGCAGAGGAGTCAAAGCTACACTCAAATTCTGCCTCATATACTTCGGGAGGCATTAAAGCCTTTGCTTCATTAAGCTCTAGTTCCGATATAATACCTGTTTCACTTGCTTTAAATATCTCTGAATACCAATCTTCTTGGTGAGAAGCATGGTCATAGAGTTGGAAAAAAGCATTATGTCCTTGCGGAGTCCCAATTCCAATTAAAAAGCCTTCTCTATCTGATAAAGCAGGACGAACAATTTCTGTCCATAATCTTGTTGGCATTTGAGCAACCTCGTCTAAAATTACTCCGTCCATGTATAATCCACGAAGACTATCAGGTCTTTCACAGCCTAATAACTGTATTCTACCACCATTAGGTAGATCACATCTAAGCTCTGTTTCGTGGTATTGAACATCTGGTAATACACTTGTGTACTCCTTAAGATAATCCCAAGCTGTTCTTTTTGCCATTTGATATGTAGGAGCAATATAATAATAACGAGGTCTTGGAAGGGTGTTCTGTAAACACTTCTTTAAAATCTCATTAATACATAGAACTGTCTTCCCG